ACCTAGCTTACTCAGCTGGCTCTCCTTACTTTAGGAGTGCAACAAGAGCTCAACTTACTTATGATAGAATCTTAAGTGATTTTGAAGTTCTTTATGACCCAGCAAGAGGTAACTCAGGTTCTAAATTAGCTTTGGCTAGTTTACCTGTAATTACTTTCTTTAACAAGATGGATTCTAATAGCTTTCTTGACGGTTCAATAAACAACGAGCTTAGATATAATATAGAAAAATCTCAAGGTTCTTTTGGACATCAAGTCTTACAGATTGAAACAATTCACGGTACAATGAATTTAGTTAAGGAGCCTCTATTCAGAGGATTTGCTTCTGGCTTCTTGTGCTTAGTTGATATGGACAATGTTGCTTACAGACCATTAGTCGGTAATGGTGTTAACAGAGACACTCAAATTATGACTAACGTTCAAGCAGCTGATGAAGACTTACGTAAAGATATGATTTTAACTGAAGCTGGATTAGAAGTATCACTTCCTGAAAGCCATATGTTAATTCACTTACAAGGAGTTTAATCATGAGAGCTAATGTACTAGAAAAAAACATAGGTGGTGGAATCTACACAATTGACCATAATTGTGGAGCTTCTGCTTCTCAAACAGTTGATATACCATCAGACGCACCTGCGGATGGTTACGCAATTGCATGCCTTGGAAACACAAATACAAACGGAACTTACGTTGAAAGTTGTTCAGTTTCTGGTAGTGTAATTACAGTTACCTTAGGTGCAGCTGCAGCCGCTAATGATGACCTAACAGTCATGTATTTTGGCGATGTTGGTGCTAAATCTGCTGACTAACAAATAAAGGATATGTGGGGATGTCTTATGATGTCCCCACTATTTTGAATATGAATTGTATACATTGTAACACACCAAATAAAGATAACTGGTTTTATTGTAAAGCTTGTGGTAAAAGAGCATCAGCTCCATTGTTTACAACTAATATGTTTATGATGAGCGAGCAGGGTAAGAGAAGCGATATAGAATTTAATACAATAAGTTTAGATGACCATGTAGCTAGTGAGGTAGCACAAAGAGAAGCTAAACAAAAAAACTTTTGGAAGGAGAAAGTAAATGCCATACGGTAAGGGTACATACGGAAGTAAAAAAGGCAGACCGCCTAAAAAGAAAAAAGCATCTAGCAAAAAGATGAAAAAGAAAAAGAAGTAATAAATGGCTTGGAACTTTTCACAAGAAATACATGCATTAACTGGGTTTGACGCCGATAGCTCAGACAGTACTGCTACTGGAGAAACTTACAGAATTTTAACAGATCAATGGTTAAAGGATTCTGCAAAGGAAGTTATAAACATGCTTCCTAAAAGACTTCTTCATTTATGTGCATCTGAGGTATCATTTACATCTGGTACTCCTAGTGATTTAAATACTGGCCATATCTTACATATAACAAGAAATGATGGTAGCATAGAACAACCTTGCAGGAGAATAGAGGCAAATCAAAAAGGTAGGTATTCTGATGCTGATGATATTAATCAAGCAACAGCTACAGACCCTGTATTTTTTGTAGAAAATAATAAGGTAGATGTATTACCTGCTTCTGGAGCTTGCAAGTATTCTGAAGTTCAGTTTCCGACTATATCTTATGACGATACAACTATAGCTACATTTCCAGATGAAGCAGAGAGAGCAGTAGTCTTATTAGCTTGCATAAAAGCTTCAGAGTATATGTTAGCTCACGACCAAGATGTTGAGTTAATAATACCAATATTAGCTCAGTTAAAAGACGATTATAAAAGAGAGATAGAAAGTTTATAATATGGCAGTTCATGGCATAACAGTAAAGCAATTAATTAGTAGAGTTCGTGAAAACTTTCCGGGAGCACCAGAAAAGTATATCATGACTTTAATTAATGATGCTCTTGTACAAATAGGTATGTATGATACTAAATCAGTACAATCAAGAATTAGTACAGTTGCTAATCAAATGTGGTATGATATAGGAGATGGGGCATCAGATTCTTCTACAAATAAATTAGAAGCAAATAAAATTTTTAGAGTTGACCTAATGGATAACGAAGGCGATTATATACGCATACCTAGGTTAGTTGATGATAATATTTTACTAATGGATTCATTTGAAGACACAGGAGAAGTATTGTCGTTTACTCCGAATACTAGTACTGCTATTACTACATTATCTGGAGCTGGTGGAGTTCCAAATACATATACTGGAACTTGGACTGCTAATCAAACTCATACAGATGTTGCACCTCATAGTACAACTGGTAGTGGAGCAAATACACTTAGAGTAACAATTACAACTAATTCAAGTGGTCATCCAAAATTAACTGCTGTTACAACAGCTTCTTTAGGATATAAAGTTGGTGATTACGTAATTTTTACCTCTCCCGGTAATGGTGAGAAAGCAACATGGACTGTTAATAAAGTTAGATATACTTATGAATCAGCAGTAGAAAGGCCAGATTAATATGGCTAGTAATATAAAATATCCAGAGAGCGTTGCTAGATGGTTTATCGAGGGAGATAAACTTTGTTTAGTAACTAGCGTTGATAGTAATGGAGACAATAGAAGCTCTCATAGAAAGAAGTTTCAAGCTATAGCAGAATCAGTTACTGATGGATTATTAATACATTATTATGGAGAACCTAATAGTGTAAGTGCAATAACAGATTCTTTAGATATAGATAACACAATGCATAGTGCAGTAGTTGATTATGTTAAGAAGTGTTTATACATGGATAGAGCTAGTCAAGCTCAAGACCCTAATGTATCAGCTGCATCAATACAACTTGCAAATATGCATCAGAAAAATTTTGATGAAGCCATAAGAAGATTTGGCTCAAAGAAAAGAGATAAGACTGGCGGTACAAGATCTATAGTGCCAGCAGATTTTAGATAACCAATATGCCCATGAGAATTGTCACGCTCGGTAAGGCATAAGATAGGAGAAACAAAATGGCAGATTTACATAAATATTCAGTTAATGAGTCTAACAATGTAGCATTAGGACAAGCTGGTTGCTTGCTTGAGGATGGTACAGATGCAATTACAGGCAAAAGTATTGTAGCTATTCAATTTTTAGAAGACGCTACTTTTAGTGCTTTATTACCAGAAAGTTCTGATTATATAGGAACATCAGGTGGTAATGGAGATGCTGTAGACTCTGGGAATACATTTCCACAAGGTGTTACAATTTTTGGTAGATGGACTGGATTTACTTTAGCTAGTGGTTCAGTTGTAGCATATTTAGGCTAACATGCTAGGATTATCTAGTAGTTTAGTCAAAGGTGGTGCATCCCTTTTAACCTTTGTTAAGGACAACCTTAAACTATACCTCGACTTTAATTCTAAAAAGTCAGACACGCTAAAGTTCCCATCAGAAGGTTCAACAGAGTTTGATGGTAGTGGTGATAGAATTGATTGTGGTCAAATAGATGTAAGTGGGCAAAGTATTACTTTATCAGCTTGGGTTTATAGAGATGGAACAACAGACGATACAATAGCAGGTAGGTGGAGTAGTAATGGAGCAATGCTTTATTGTAGTGGGAGTAGTGTTTTATGGTATGTTAATGGTAATAATTCAAATGTGTCAATACCAGATAAAACTTGGGTTCATATAGTAGGTACTTTTGATGGTGTAAATAGAAAAGTATACAAAGATGGTGTATTAGGAGATACAGATGCAGATACAGGCACAATAGTAAATCCATCAGAAAATTTTGAAATAGGCAATGCTGAATTTTCAAGTGGTAAAGGTTTTAAAGGTAAACTTGCTAATGTTGCTATGTGGTCAAGGGCATTAACGCAAGAAGAAGTCCAATCCATAATGAACAAATCCTATAGCCAACTAAAGGGTGTAGAAAAAACAAGTTTAGTAGCATGGTGGGCATTAGACGATGTACAAAAAGTAACTGACAATAGTGTAAGTAGCGGATTAATAGAATCTGAAACAGGAGAAATATTAAGTAGCGATGTTAAAAGTTTTGATAGCATTACAGGATTAGGTAATAACTATACAAATAATATTTTAGAATTTGTAAAAAATGGATATGCTTTTTTTAATATTAGCGGTATAGCTCAAGGAAAACTTTATAGACTTACATATACTGTACTCACTCAAACAGGAAGTGGTCTGGCTCACAGCGGTGGTAGTTCAGCTTTTACAGGTGGCATACCAACTACTGTTGGTTCTCACGAGCAATATTTAGTTGCAGGTTCTGCAAATCTTCTTGTTATGCGTTCTACGGGATTTAGAGGAACTATAACAGATATTGTTCTTCAAGAAGTATCAAACACAGGTGTAGTTACAGGAGCAACAACTACCACATCAGTATATGGTGGCAATGCACCAATCTTACCTCGTGCAGTTGATGTAGCTAAAGAAGGACAAGCAGATGCGATTGGAGATGGTAGTGCAAGTTTTAACGGAAGTACAGATTACATTGATGTTGGTTCAGATTCTTTGTTAGATGATATTTGGACAGGTGGAGGAACAATTACAGGATGGATAAATAGTCATTCTATAGGTGAAAATACTGGATTTTATGTTGTAAAAAGAAGTTCTCAACCTTCTGGATGGCATATAAGCAATAAAGACGAAAGTGGGGATACTTGTAAGTTAAGATTTGCAGTTCGTTGGGATAATTTTGGACAATGGACTACTACATCAAGAGATATAACATATAATGAGTGGATTCATATTGCTGTTTCTTATGATAATAGTTCAACTTCTAATAATCCCACTATATATATTAATGGAGTGAGTGTTGCTATTACAACAGTAACTGCACCTTCTGGTACTTATGTATCTGATGCTTCAGATAATTTATATATAGGTGGTGAAGCAGGAGATTTTACTACTGATGGTAATATATCTCAATTAGGAATATGGCAAGGTATATTAACTCAAGCACAAATCCAATCCCTTATGGAATCTACTTCATACTCAAACATTCCTGCTGATGTAAAGAGTACATTGGGTAGTGAAATACTTACTACTAATGTTGATACAAATTGGAGTGCTTACGGAAGTAATGATGTAGATACTGTTACTGATGGTGTAAAAATTACTCATGTTGATAATGCAGGTGGGGCACAAAGAACTATTGCAGGTAGTTCTGGTAAACTTTATAAAGTAGTATTTAATGCTTATTATAGTGGCGGTACTGCACCTAATGTTAGAGTGTGGACAGGAGCAGTTAATTCTGGAACTCAAGCATTAACAACATCAAGCACACAACATACTATTTATTTTGTAAATGCGGGTACATCTTCATTGTATTTTGATTCTGTAAATGGCTCACAAGAAATATTTATTACTAACCTTTCTGCAAAAGAAGTAACTAACGACATCGTTGCGTACTATCCACTTGATGGTAGTAGTGAAGTTAAGGGATTAAATTTTGATGGTGTAGATGATTATATAACAGTTGCTGATAATGATAGTTTAGACCAAACAACTGAAATTACTATTATTACATGGGCAAAGCATAGCACATCTACATCAGATTATGATGAACTTGTTGCTAAATACACATCTACAGGTTCTAATAATAGGTCTTATGCTTTTGCTATAGATTCTAATGAAAAATTAATTTTTACTGTATCTGCTGATGGAACGGATACAATAGGTTCACAAACATCAGATAGTGCTTTATCTACTATAGATGAATGGCATCAGTATGCTGTTACATTTAGTTCTGGTACTTGCAAACTTTTTCAAGATGGAGTAGAAATAGCATCTACAGCTTCAAGTATGCCATCATCCATATATGCAGGAGCATCAACACTACTTATAGGTGCAATTAATACAGGTGCATTAAGTTGGGCAGGGCAGATAAGTTCTACATCTATTTACTCCACAGCCAAATCAGCAGAAGAAGTATTAGCAATATACAATGATGGTATAGGAGGAGATGAATCATCTAACTCTGGTCTTGTAGGATATTGGAAAATGGACAATGCTACAACAGTAACTGATTTAAGCGGCAATGGAAATAACGGAACTGTAAATGGTGGTGCTACATTAATAAGTGCAGGTACAACAGATTCTGTAGGTAACAACGATGGAGGATTATACTAATGGCTACGACAATTAATTCTGGATACGGAGACTCTCCTAAACTTACTGCTAACATTGCAGATCACGCAGATGTCTATGGTGGCAGAGCATTAGTATTTGATGGGGTATCTGATTACCTTGATTGTGGAGATTTAACATTTTTAAATAGTGCTTCTGCATTTTCAATATCTGTGTGGATTAAATCAGATAATACAAATAGTTTAGATTATTTATATAATAAAACATCAAGCAGTTCAAATCTGATACGCATGGCAATAGCGTATAATATTATGTATTTTAATGTTTATAATGGTGGTAACGCTTATGGAAGTGTAGCTTTTACATCAACAGATTGGAATCATATATCTTTAGTGTTTAACGGAAGTGGCACAGGTAATAGCAATAGGCTTAAAGCATATATAAATGGGGAAGAGCAGTCACTTACATATACAGGAACTATACCATCATCGACTGGTAATTTATCTGGAACTGCATTTCAAATTGGTAAATATCTTACTGACCATTTTGAGGGCAGTATGTGCGATTTCAAAATATTTAATTCTGCTCTTACAGAAGCACAAGTACAAGAGCTTTACAAAAAACCAGAAAACACACCAAGTGCAGTACAGGACAACCTTGTAGCTTGGTATCCTATGATTGAGGGTAACCCAGAAAGTCCACAATCAATAGTATATGACCATAGTGAGAAGAAGTTGGGTGGTAATATAATTACTAATGGTGATTATAGTAATGGAACTACAGGGTGGAGTATTGGAGCAGGAGGTACAGCAGATACTTCAAGTGGTGCAGTAGTTTATACTTATAGTGGTAGTGGTAATAATTTTGTAAAGCAAGAAGGTATAACAGCAGTTAATGGAGCTTTATATAAAGCAGTATTTACTGTTACTGAATCTGGAGGTTCTGCTTATTATGGATATTGGGATGGAACAAATTTATCAAGCTCTGTAATTAATTTAGACACAGGTCAAAAAACTTATACTCAATATTTTACTGCAACATCTACATCTATTACTATAAGATTTGTTAGTGGATATACTAATGGTAATTCAATAACAGTAGACAATGTTTCAGTCAAAGAAGTCCTCATGGGCAACCATGCTACTACAAATTTCTTTGGGGATGATTTAACAAATGGGCATGGTGCTTTTGATGTTACTACAAATTGGTCAGTAGTTGGTGGTTCATTAGGAACTGAATGGTCAATAGGGAGTAGTAAAGCAACTCATGCTACAGGAAATACCAGAAGTTTAAGGTATGAAAATTCGTCAAATCCAACAACAAGTGGTAAGAAATATCAAGTAGATTTTACAATATCTGGAAGAACAGCAGGGAATTTAGATTTTGCAGTTGGAAGTGGCCCTGCAAGTGCATCTGATTTTACTGCATCTGGAAGTGTTATTCTTACAAGCGGTGGTTCTGCAAGTAGGATAGTAGATATTATAACAAGTTCTGATTTCGATGGTTCTGTAGAATTAATTACAGTTAAAGAAGTAGGAATATCCTCATCTGGATTTGAGACTGCTGTAAATGAACCTGTAGTACCACAAGTACCATTGATGAGATATAATCAGAAGATGTTGTTTGACAACACAGATGATTATATTGACTTACCATCACCTATCTTAACAACAATACACTCTATATCTTTTTGGGTACATACAAATGATATTGCAAGTTTATTAATGCCATTTTCAGAAGAAGATAGTCATGAAGATGGAGTGCATATATATTTATATAATAATACAATTAGTTATAGAGTTAACTCTGTAAGGAAAACAGAAAATTACACTTATAAAAACAAATTAACACATTTCTGTTGTACATACGATGGTTCTACAATGAATATCTATGCAAATGGAATTGTTTTAGGTAGTGGTGCAAGTAATTCTACTACTTTGAGTGTTACTACGGCAGGAAATATTGGGGCAAGAGGTTATGCTCCTAATTACTTTTTTGATGGCATCATAGATGACTTTAGTGTCTTTAATTCTGCATTAACACAAACACAAGCACAAGAACTATTCAACGATGGTGTTGCATTAGATGCTACTACACATAGTAAAGCTGATGACCATTTATTAGGTTATTGGAGAAATGATGGTGTAACTACATGGACTGATAGAGGTGATATACAAGCAATAGGATTTGATGGTGTTGATGATGGTATTAGAATACCAACAAGTTTTCAATTTGCATTAGACGATTATGCAACAGGTGCTTATTCTATCTGGTTTTATGCGTATGACCAAAATCCAAGTTCTGTTCAATATATTCTTGGTGCAAGAGATGGAGAGACAGCTACAAGAGTGTATATTCAAATAAGGTCAGATGGTTTACGAATAGCACAAGGTAACGTTTTTAGTTCTTATGTGTCTTATTCTGTTAATCAATGGAATCATATTTTAGTATCTTGGAGTTCTGGAACTGCAACTTTTTATTTTAATGGAAGTCAAACGGAACAATTTTCATTTACCACGACAAGTGGTAGTAATATTTATAATTTTATATTGGGTGGTAGTTATACAGCAGCAGGCAGTTTTTTTAATGGTAATCTTGGTCAATTTGCTTTATGGAATACTGCTCAAGATTCAAATATATCTGCTATATATGCGTTAGGTCGCAAAGGTTCTTTATCTGATTATTCAAATGGGCTTCAAATAAACTATTTATTAAATCCTACTCACTCTAACCCAGATACAACAGGTACAGATAAAATACTTGATAGAAGTGGTAATAATATTCATGGCACACAACTTGGTGGAGTTAATTTTCTTGGTACAAACGATGGCACAGTACAAGGCTCACCAGATTCTATAACAATCAGAGAAGGACTTAACTCAAACAGAGATGGACTTGGGTTTTACTTTAAAAATGCTGATAGTAATACTTTAAGACTTAATAGAAAATTAGAACATTTAGTAATCCCTTATACAAAATCATTAAGTGCAACATCTATGAGTGATGCAATAACAGTAGAGTGTTGGGTAAAATTTCACAACCATCCAACTGGATATAATGTTATAGCAGGAAATGCTTCTGGAGGTTCTTGGTCTAATGGGTGGGCATTAGCTATGGTAGATAATGGATTAAGATTTACAATTAATAATTACAATTCACCAAAAGCAACATTTCAAATAACTGATTTTACAAAATGGTATCATATAGTTGGCATTTATGATAGAAGTCTATCATCAAATAATGTTGCATTATATGTTGATTTAGTCAGAGGAACATCTGCTCATTATACTACTCCTATTGGAGAAAGTAATCAAGGAATACATATTGGATATTTGCATGGTGAAGGTGCAGGTGTTAAAGCAAGTACTTGTTTAATAGATGAATTAAGAATTTATAACAGAGTGCTAACCGCATTTGAAGCAGATGGTTCTACCCCTGAAGATGGAGAAACAGCTATATCTGGAGAAATAGTAAAAAATTATAAGCATGGTAAAGGAAAGCATAAAAATGACTAATACATATTTGATATTAACAAAAGCAAAGTGGGAATCAGCATTACCTGCTAAACTTAAAAAAGCTGATAGATTGTCTTGGAATGAGTACACATATAGAGATGAAGAGCGTACTGCTACAAGAAATGTAAATGTAGAGTTACCTACCGATGACAATTTAAAAAGCGAAATAACGGCATTTATGGACACTCATAGTATTGATTATAGTAGTGGTGATACTAAAGCAGAACTACTTGAAAAGATTTATAACTATACAATGGAAAATGGTATACCACAAGAAGAAGAAACATACACATACACAGAGCAAGTAGTAGATACAACTACATTACAATCTCCAACTTGGAAAGAGTCAGCATTTAAGTTAGGCAAACTTGGTAGTCCAAGATGGAATAATGATGCTAGCAAAGTATTAGTTAAATATGAATTACCTATAGCAGATGGTACATTAGATGCAGTAAAAGGTATAAGTGGCATTACTGCTTTATCACATAGTGAAGCTATAGCTGAAATGCAAAAGGATGAATGGGTTGGGCAGTAGAGGTAACTCTTTGGCTGAGTTTACAGTTACCATGGCTATCATGGCTACTTTGGCTACTACCGCAGCTCCTGCTTTTAGTCGTATCTCTGAAGGAGCTAAAGCAAAGCAAACAAAAGCAAATTTAGAGAAGATTACTAAAGCATCACAAATGTGGTACAATCAACAAGTAGAAGTCTATGGTATGGGTAAGTTTCCTAGCCAAGCACATAGGACGAGTAGTATAGGAGATATAGAAGATTTTAATAACAACAGAAGAATAGAAGAAGACGAAATTTTAGATGCGCAGTTTGTACCTGTTTTTAATGATACAAGTTTTTTACATTTGTTTGACAATGATACAATTAAGTCACCTTATCAAAGTGGTCGTTATGAATATGCCATTATTGGTGGGAGTGGCACAGGCAATAGTATTGTTAATCCAATATTTATTGTGGTAGATGCAGAGAAGCCAACAGACTTTTATAAATATTATAAACCATGAGCGATGAGAAGACGTACAGGAGTTATGGAGTCACTAAACTTGACGATAATTTTCGCATTAGTCTTAACATTAAGTGGCTTATCCAAATTATCGTGGGAGTTGGGTTCATTGTTATGGGCTACTTACGTATTGAAAACAGAATTGCAGATCTTGAGCGTAGAATGGAATCTGCTAATTCCAGCATTGAAGAACTTGTAGAAAAACATATAGAAGAAGAAGAAGTAAAAATAACTAAGATGCAAGAACAATTAGAATGGTACGAAACAGAATTAAATTTAAACCCTTTAAGTTGGGGAAAGAAAAAAAGAAAGAAGTAACTAAATCAAATAATTGGTGGGTAGAAGATATATCAATCAACTTAGATGATTTTGAATCAAATTATTTTATTAATAGAGAGGTAAGGAGGGTTAGGTAATGCCAATGCCATTTCACTGTATAGAATGTGATAAACCAATAAGTCAAGCTTTACATGGAGTTTGTGATGAATGTGAAAATCAAGAGGAGGAATAATGGACTTCATGACGATTTACAGCGAAGCGGGTATGATAGGTGTCGTAGGGGCTTTGTTAGTGTATATGGTTTACTCTATGAACAAAAGAGGGTCGGAGCAGGCAGACGCTTTGCAAGACTTGAAGACAGAGAATAGGGGTCAGAGTGAAACTCTTGAAAATATTGAAGGTATGGTTATTAAGCTTATTAACCGTTGGAATCAGAGTGACGACAAAATGGACAGAAAGTTTGATTCGCTTACGAAGGAAATTAATGATTTGGACAATCAAGTATCGGAGATAAAAGGTAGTTTGTCCAGAGTAAATGGTAAACATTAGGAGTTATTATGGCAGCTAAGAAAGACCCGAGGTTAAAAAGAGCAGGAGTTAGTGGTTTTAATAAACCAAAGAGAACTCCCGGACATCCTACTAAGTCTCATATAGTAGTAGCTAAAGAAGGTAGTAAAATAAAGACAATTAGATTTGGGCAAAAAGGAGCTAAAACAGCTGGTAAACCTAAAGCTGGTGAGTCAAGAAGAATGAAAATGAAAAGAAAGTCTTTTAAAGCTAGGCATGCAAAGAACATTGCTAAGGGTAAAATGTCAGCTGCATATTGGGCAAATAAGGTAAAGTGGTAATATTATGGCTAAAAAAGTAAGTTGGATGTGGGGCGGTAAGCGATACTCAGGAACATTAATTAGAGAAACTAAAACTCATAAGTTTGCTAGAACTCATAATGGCAAGATTAAAAAGATTGTTAAGAAGAAAAAGAAATAATGGATAGCGTTAAAGTCTCATCAGCTAGTCTTGTTAATTATGGTTTGTCTATAGCTGAGGTAAGCTTATTCTTGCAATGTGTTGTTGCTGTAATGACAATAATTTATTTAGGATATAAAATAACAAATATAAGGAAACAATAATATGGAATGGTTATCGTTAAGTAATTTTGCATACTTAGTTGCTATCTTAATCGGTGGTTACATGAGCGTAGTTGCTGTAAAGTGGAGACCTATTTTAAAAGAGTTTAAAGATGTAGCTGAAAAGTATAATGAAGCTATGAAAGATGGTAAACTTACTGCAAAAGAAAAACAAGCTATTGCAAAAGAGTCAATGGATATCTTATCTGTAGCTATTAGAATGGTTTGGAAGTAATGTATAAGTTTGGCAAAAGGTCAAAAGAAAGACTTAAAGGAGTTAAACCAGAACTTGTTAATGTTTTAAACGAGCTTGTTAAAATAATGGATGTTACGGTTATAGAGGGATTAAGGACTAAAGAAAGACAAGAAGAGCTTGTTGCTAGTGGTGCTAGTAAGACAAAGTATAGTAAGCATTTAGAAGGTAAAGCTGTAGATTTAGCTCCTTATCCTATTGACTGGAAAGATAGAGATAGGTTTCATTATATGGGCGGTATGATTAGAGGTATCGCAAAGCAATTAAATGTTAATGTTCGTTGGGGCGGTGACTGGGATAGTGATGGTGAGACTAAAGACAATGGCTTCGACGACTTAGTTCATGTGGAGTTACGAGGTTAATGCCTAAATTATATTACAATATTAAGAGTTTTTCTCGTGGAATAAATAATGATGTTGATTCTAGGGATATACAGAAAGATGAGTTTGCTTATCTTAAAAACTTTTCTATAGATTCTGAAGGTCAGTTAAAAAGTTGTGGCTCTCTATTTGGGCATTGGGCATCTCCATTAGGAGGAGCTATACTTCCTAGTTCAACTTATATATCAAGAAGAGGCGGGATAGGCTATCTTCAGTCTAGTTTAAGCGGAGCAGGAGGTTACAATCTTTTTTATTTTGAATCAGATCATGGTGTTGGTTATAAACACTCTATTGAGCATGATACGCCTGCTGGAAGTCCATTTTCAGATGGTCAAATAACTTTTACTAATCCAAGTACTAGGTTATCATCTGGTTTCCAAGACCCTTCTGCACCACCAACTAACACGGAGGCTGGTTAATGCCTACACCAACTAAACAATATATGACTCTTCACGGAGGTGAAGATAATGCTACATATACATCTGGCAAAATTTCTATTGGAGACGTGATAAAGGTAAGTGGCTCTGGAAGTAATAACGGTATATATACTGTATCTGATATAATAATAGGAGAAGAAACAATATCAGGAGCTGGTAAAGATATTCATTATGTATTAAAAGGAAGAGGGCTTACTAATGAAAATGATACAGATAAAAGTTTAGAGATATATATACAAGAAAGTATAGGAGATAAGCTAATAGCAGTTGGAAACTCTAACGAAATAATTCATAATCAATTAGAAGATAGAGACTCAACATTCACAGCAGGTCTTAATAATTGGACTAATGGCTCTGGAAGTAATGCATTCCCTACCGCTCAATCTTCTAGCTCTGGAGCTACGGAAGGTGCATTTTTTACAGACCCTTATTTAGACTTGGAATGCGAAGGAAGTGCTCCGAGAAGGTATATCACTCTTGATGGAGCTTATTACGAAGATTCTGGTGGCTTAAGTAATGAGTCAATGATTGAGAATAGAATATATAGACTTACATTATCTCTAGAGTTGCCAGCTTCTGGCTACAATAATGGGACTATAACTATTGGCTTTGCAGATGATTCATATAATATAGACTCAAATGCTTCAATTTCTTTCGCTACTTCTTTAACAGCTAGAACAGTTAGCTTTGATTTTGTTTATGCTGGCTCAACTACGCATGCTAAATTAATAATTGATGCTTCTAGTGGGGCAGAATTTAGAGCATATATAGACAATGTGTCAATATCTGCAGTTGATGGGCAAGCTGGCTCTATTGATGTTTGGTCTCATAATAAAACTACTGATTCTAGTAGTGCTAATAATGGGTGGACTAGAGAGGCTATAAAACCTACCTTATCTGGTGATAACAATAAATTTATATTTCATTTTGCTGATGAAGCAGTAAGAGTCTCTAATATAAATGATTCAAATCCATCTTACATTAAATGGTATGGATATATTCAAAGAAATCAATTCGCATTAAAAGAAGGTTTATCATTTAACGAATATCAACAGCATCCAAATACTTTAAGCTCCCCAGTTAATCAAGCTGGTTTGGCATTCTCATATTTAACATCTAGTCATACTTCTACGACTTTAGCAAACTATCATAAAGTTAACGGTAATGTTGTTAGAGGTGTTAAGTATCAGTTAGCGGATAGTGTTAGTGCCTTAAGATTAGATGCTCCAAGTAATTTATCATCTAGTCAAAAATTTGTATCTTTTGAAAACACTAGCGATACTGATGTTAATGACCAGTTAAGTTCTGGGGATGTAATAACAGTTTCTTCAAGTGGTTTAACAGTAAAGCCAAATGAAGTTATGCTAGTAACTAGAGAAGCTCATAATTTTGGAGCAGTAGAAGTAGAAAGAGGTTATGGAGGTACTATATCTTCTACTACGACTAATCAAACTACTCCAGTTTTAGTAAGAGGTATTGGTTTTAATATAGCAGTTACTGAAGATACTGCCGCTGGTTTATGGCCAGAAAATAGCTGGGAGTTCTATGAGACTTTTGTATATGATGGAGGTCAAGAGTCTTTACCAGTTCAGATAAGTGATGGAGCATCACCTCTTGCTGGCGGATTTTTAGATAATACAGTTGGTAATTATAAATTTAAATTTAGTATTTACGCAGATATAGCATATAATGGTAGAATATCTGGAGGTAGAATATATATAAGAGAAAAAAATTCAAGAGAACCTTTGACTTTATTTGCTGATATAGATATTGTAAGTGGAGTTAGGATGTCAATGCTTGATAATTATACTCAATGGAGTTATAATGATTCAAACTGCGATGGATTTTATGTTACAGATTTATTTTCTGAAGGGCCTAACATAGACACATACTCATCTATTAATGGATTTAGCCCCGAAGAAGAGTATATATCTATAGGTAGGCAAGGAGAAAACTATAAAACATCTGTAGTTGCAAATAGAAGAACCTTTATAGCTAACTTAAATGTAAGAGATAAGAATAATGAGTTAGTAAAATATGGCGATAGAATAATGTATTCAGAAATAAATAAGTTTGATACATTCTTAGGTTCTAATTATATAGATGTTTCTGTAGGAGACTTTGGAGAGTATATTGCATTGCATTCTTTTGCAGATAGATTACTAGCATTTAAACACAATGTAGTACACATTATAAATATAGGAAATCCTAATCCTTCTTCTTGGTATCTTGAAGAGTCTTTAAATAACTTAGGCATATCTTATTTATTCAATTCTTGTCAAACTAAATTTGGTATTATTTGGGTAAATGAGAGCGGTTGTTATATATATGATGGTAATAAGATTAGCAATTTAGTAGATAGAAAGATAAGTATATTTAGTCCTAGTTTTAGCATAGCTTGGAATGATTTTGTAAATGGAACATCTGGAGTTAAGGATGCTATGATAGGGTTTGACAATTTGTCAAACAGTCTTATTGTATTGAGGTCTCCAAATGACTCATCTACAAATAGTAATTTATCTTTTGTATATGATTTTAATAGTGGAGGATGGTCTTTTAGTGATGGTATATCTACGGATAGTTCTTTCTATTCTAACTTTGTAAAAGATTATGATAATAATTTAATTGTTGCCAGAGAAGATGGTAATTTTGTAAATTTCGACAAATATTTACCAGTATCTTCTACTCAGTCTTCACACGAATTTATAACTGGAGACTTAGATTTTGGAGAGCCAGCAATATCTAAAAAAGTTTACTCTATCAGATTGACTTATAAAAGCACAGTTACAGATTCTTCAAATATATTTCAATATGCTATTAATGGTAAGAGAAATTGGCAAGATATAACTGGTACATTACCTGAGACTTTTACTGTTCAACCTCAGTCAGATGGGTCTACAAATACTATAGATGGTAGTTCATTAACTTCATCAGCTTCAGATAAAGTTTTCAATGTTGATGATGCTAGTGTTTTTGACATAGGAGATATTATAAAAATATCTAGTGATATAATGCTAATTACTAACATATCTGGAAACACATTAACAGTAGAAAGAGGCTATGGTAATACTGCATTATCAACAGTAAGTACAGCACAAGTTATATATAAATTAAATTGGAAAAGTTTGCAATTTAAATTACCATCTGTTGTTTCTTGTCAGAGTATACAATTTAGAATGAAGTCTAATGCTTCTACTATAATACATATAAATGATATGAATGTAGAGTGGCGAGCTATTAGAGGAAAGTTAGTAGCTGATGGATAGACATATAAGAAAACTAATAAACTCTAAGCAAGATTCGCTTTTAAGTATAACTGACGGCTCACTAAGTAAGTTAGTAGAAGGGCAAATATCTTTAGGTAAAAGATTAGGAGAGCATTTATCTTTAGTATTAAAAAAAGGCGGTAGGCTTTTTAAAATACATTTAAGTTCTAATGGAGACCATCATGTAGATAATCATCTTCACGTGGGTGGCGATAGCTTTACATATGGTACTGTTTATGGAAATCAAATACATTGGTACGCTCATAACTTTACATCAACAACTAGTGCAAAGATTTATTTAGAATTTAATAGAGATGCTGGTAGCTCATCTATACATAGCTATAATAAGTTTGTAGTACCTTATGGCGGTAGGCTAATAAGAGCTGAAGTTAGAAGTGAAACCGCAGGAGGAAGCACCGTTATGGGATTTCATAGAGCTAGTAATGGTACTACAGACCCTAGTCCGACTCCAATAGAATCAATAACAAGAAATATAGCAAGTGCAGATACAACATACGAGTATAGATTTACTGGTTTATCAAGTTTTAATAAGGGAGATGTTGTATCTATATCTATAGACCCTACTAGTAATGTGCATGATGTAAACATTACTACTATCTGGTCTTTTAATATAATTAAGTAGGAGAATAATTATGGCATTAACACCAATGGAAGCAAGGCTAAAGATGATGCAAGAGAGGTCTGACGTCGCAAAAGCTCTTGCTCCAGCACAATTTGAACTTGGGCAACAAATGAAAGAAAAGGGAGAGAAAAGTGCTTTCGGCTCTTTCTTAGGCTCTATAGTTCCAAAAGGATTAGATTATTTAATTGGAGCTGGACTAACATTAGTCAACCCAGCTCTTGGAGCATCTTATGTAGCTGCTAAACCACTTAGAGGATTAGTTACTGGAGGTCTTCAAAAAGTAGGAATGGAAAAAGGAGCTGAATATTTTGGAGGCAAAGTAGATGTTAGCGAATTTGAAGACCTAATGGGAAAGTACTTAGGTGAAACTGTTTCTGGTGAAAAAGCAATGAGGTTTGACAGAGGTGCAGTAGAATCTGTAGAAGCTCAAAAAGATTTACAACTTGACATGCTAAAAGAAAGCATAGAAAATCAAGCAACTATGACTGGTTTAACTACAGCTGGAACTGGTCTTTTAGATTTATTACCAAGCTTGCAAGAAATAACTAAAGCAAAAGATTTAGAAGAGGCTGGAAAGGTAAAGGGTATGGTTGAGGGATTGACTGATATACCAATGGTTGAAGGTGTAGCTCCAGTAGTATTAGGAGATGAAGCTCAAAAGAAAAGAGATGTAACTGATGTTCTATCAAACCTCTTTAATATATTACCAGACTTAAAAAAGGAAGGTGAGATGAGTCAATCTAAAATGCCAGTTGGATATGAAAAGTTAATGCAAGATTTAGAGCTATCTAGGAAAATAGGTAGTGGAGGATTTATGACTAGGAGATACGAATAATGCCAGACTACACAATACCAACATCTGATACGGCAGGTAGCATGAGCCTGCAAGAATTACTACCGGGGATAGATTTAAGCAAATATGATTTATCTGAGTTTGAGGATATAATACCTGAATTTAGCACTGCTCTATTAGAGATGACTCAGGCTTCAGGTGCTCAAGATATATCTAGTGCTATTAGTGGAGCTCAGTCTCAGTATATGCAAGTACCTACGGGTGCTCAAGTCTCTGGTGCTGGAGGATTTGCTGGCTCTGGAGGAGGTGGAGCAGGCTTTATAGGTGCTCAACAAGCTCAAAGAGGAATGTTTACAGATGTGTATTCAGCTATGTTAGGGGCTGAAAGATCTGAGATGAAAGAGCTAGAGAGATTAAAGGGTGAAGCTGGTCAATTTTTCTCTGATATACTTCCTGACTTAGAAAAAAAAGGAGAAATGACTGATTACGAGCGAAGAATACAGGATAATATAAATTTATATGGAGACAATCCGGGAGCTAGAGAATCTGGATTTTATGGGCCTCCGGGTTCTCCGGGTTTTTCAGGAGATAATGTAGGCACTTTGCAAAAAGGCCCAGATGGACAAACCTACAGATGGAATGGAGGAGTGTGGGTTCCTCATAATATTGGTGGTTATAGCGGTCAAGGAGTCGGAGATTATACTGGATTTGATGAAGATAGCTTTGCTGGTGGAGATACAGATACCTCTGGAGCAGGATTTATAGACCCAACAATGCCAAGAACTGGCCCTTAATATAGTAAAGGATTTAATATGGCTAAAGTAGATACAAAAACATTTGCTGGTGGTAGTATACCAGCTTGGGCTTTAGGAGCTTATCAAAGTACTTCTAGAGATTATGCAGATATTGTTAAGTCTATAACAGACGCTTACGATAAACAGCAAGCTAGGCAATTACAGCAAAGTAGGCTTGACCAACAGCAAGAGCAATATGAAGAGACTCTTGAATATAATAGGCAACAAGATTCATTAAATAGAGAATTTCAACAAAAGAAATTTCTATACGAAAAAGAAAAAGATAATCAAAAAGCTAAAATAGAGGAAGAACAAAGAGATATAGAGAGGGATTATCAAGATTATCTTTTTTGGCAAGATAATAATAAAGCTATAACAGAGGGTTTAAACACTAGTTTGGATGGCTTTGAAGCTATTGATTCTATTTTAAATAGCACATCTACTGTTGGGAATAAATATATAAGAGATGCAGTTACTACTCAAAAGGCTATTAATAATAGGAATAGAACTAATTTTAAAAATGTTAATAGCAATTTAAGAGATGTTTTATTTCCCGGATTAAGTGATGAGGAACTTTCAGAGACTGGTAATGATAAATTATTATTACAATATACTGGAGAATACTTAAAAGGTGGTAAGACAGCTCAAGGTATAAAAGAAATAATGATGTCTAGAACTTTTGACGAGATGAATCCAGATGTTATTCAAAGAAATAAAAGTTTATACAATAGAATTGATGCAGCTTACGATGGGCTTTTAATGGCTATTGACCCATCTGCAAGAGAATTTTATCAAAATGAAATTAGTAATTTAGAGAGCCAACTCAATACTAAAATAAGAGCTAGCTCTAGTTTAGATAACCCGCAGTTAGCTAGGATAGAAGAGAACCCAGAGGTTAGAGCTCAATTTGCTAATAGCAGAAATATGTCTATAGAAGAAGTAGAAGAAGAAATAAAAAATGGTAGTATAACTAATGCAGATATTTCAGACTTTTTAGCTGGTAGAAAAGAAGAGGCTAGCGGATTAATAGAAGGTATAGGAGAATTTTTAGAAGGGACTGGTATACCAACTATAGGTAGATATTTAGCTAGAGAAGATACAAGTTTAATTGAAGATGTTCAAGAAGGCATAGAAGGAGTCCCTACTGTAGTTAATTATCTAGCTAGAACTGAGTTATCTGGATTACCAGAGAAAGCTCAAAACATTTATTCTAAATTTGCTGAAGAAAATCCAACGATGGCGATAGGAGTTAAGTCAGCAGTTGGTGCTTTTGCTCCTATATTAGTACCAGTTGCTGGGACTTTAGCTCTTGCATCTTCTACTCCAGAAGAGAGAGCTCAAATAGCAGACGCTACTTTAGAGCAATTAGGTAAAGCTGGAGACATGGCAAAAGACTTTGCTTACTTAGCAATAGAAAAAGCAGACCCAGCAATACAAAAAATGGTAGACGTAGCTAATGATAAATTCTCTCAAGGTATTGAGGCAATATCTGAAGCAAGAGGTGCAAAGCTAGGATTACTCAGAGGAATGCAAGTTCTTAGTACAGTTCCTCATAGAGCGTTAGAAGCATTTAACTTTCAAAGAAATCCAGATATAAAGAAATATATTGAACAAGGTATGAATCCAGATGATGCCATAGATCAGGCATATAAAGATGCAGTATCTAGAGGAGGTACTTACTTTACTACTTCTTTTGTCAGGGTAGGTGAAGGTGCTCCTCCAGAGTTCTTATATAAAAAGCAACTGGTAGACTACTCTAAAGGTTGGTATAAAGATGGAAAGTTACCAGAAAATATGGCTAAAGCTCCATCTAAATTTAAAAATCCTAGGTATATAGCTTGGAAAACTAACGAATTAGAGAAGGATATATATCAGCAGTTTGCAAACATTACAGATTCTAAGACTCAAGATGTATCTACAGCAGGCAAGACAATGGGTGGAGTTAAGAACGAAGCTAAAAGAATTGTAAAGGAACTTAGAAAATTGAAAAGCGACATATCTAAATCTCCTAGTATAGCAAAGGGAGTCTCAAGTGTTAGCCCTAAGGTTATAAACGAACTTATAAATAGAGCTCAGAAGCTTACAGCATCTAAATCTGCTCAGAAAGTTTGGAGCGAATTTACAAAAGGAGCTGAGTTTAACTTTGATTTTGAAAAAGAAATGGGAGCTAGTGCTGAAAAGATGGCTGAAGAGATAGAATTTGAAAACTTATTAGATTCATTAAGACAAGCACCAACTAATTTTTAAATATGCCTAGATATACAAAACAAACACTATTACAACAATATAGAAACACTTATCCAGATACTACTTTAAACGACGATAAGTTATTCTACGAGATACTAAAGTCAAATCCTAATTTAAAGAATGCAGTATCTGATTACGATACGGCTGCAACTAGTTCTATATTAGACCATTTACCTAGCTTTATAAAAGAAGGGTACAATCGCTCTATTACTGGACATGCAGACGAGCTACTTATGGGTCGTAAAAGATTTGATATGAGCAATTACAATCCGGGAGTTGTAGAAGATATAGCATCCTCTGCTGTCTCGTTGTTAGTACCTACTGATTGGTTAGCTCTAGGCCCAGCTAGTAAAGTATTTGGAACAGCTGGCAAGGTTCTGTTTAAAGGATTTGCGGGAGCTGGAGTGCCTAAAAAGATAGCAAACGATGCAGTAAAGAAAGCTATAGCTCAAAAAACTGGTCAGAGTGCAGGTGTTTTCGCTACTTATAATGGTCTAGGTAATGCATTAAGACAGCAGATTGATACTGGTGAAATTAAACTAGAGGATGTAGCAGAAGAAAGTTTGAAAGGTAGTCTTATTGGTGCTATTACTGGTGGAGTTGGTGGTACATTAGGAGCGAGAGGCGCTAGTTCTTTAACCAAAGTAGCTGCAGAGACTGGAGTACTTGGTACAGTTGCTCCATTAGTAGAGGGTCAGCTACCAACTCCCGAAGATTATTTACATACAGCTGGTGTTATACTAGGTGTTAAAGGCGGTCAAAAGTTATTCTCTAGCCCAGCTAAAATGAAAAGACTTTTTGAGAAACCTAAGAAAGATGAGAAGTTTATACCATCTCCAGAAGATGCTAAGAAGATAGCTGAAACTAATGTATCTTATGATTTAGAGACTGCCATGATGAAAAATGAATGGAGGTCTGGACAACTTGCTAAAGGTAAGAAGCCTTTTAGCAGGGTTAGGATAGCTGGTACTCAAGGAGAGAAATATAGATTAGAAGATTTAAATACTAAAAAATATATGAATATGGAAGTAAACTCATTCCATAAACTATATAAGAGAGGTAGTGCGGATTTAGGCATACAAGATATTAGAAAGTCTAAAGAAAAAGAGATAGCTGATTTAGAAACTAAACTTGGTTATAATGGTAAAAGAAGTCAAGGTGCAAGAAGAAAATTCTGGGTTAACGAAGATGGTAAGTTCTCTACATTAAAACAAGCGGATGATAAAGCTCTATTTAACTATAAAGAGAGATTAAAAGCAGAAGATTTAGTTATGACTGAGACTGCAAAGTTATTAAAAGATGGCTATAAAATAAACACAATGCCTAAAGATAACTTTATAGATACATACTTTCCTAAGAAAGTTGCAGAGATGTTAGAAGTTTTTAAAGGCCCAGAGTTAAGATTTAAAGACCCTATGGCTAGAAAATATCAAGGTGATGTACAAAAGTATTTTGATAGAAAAGCTGAGTTAACTAGTATATTCTTTAACCAAGGTATAAAAGAAGGTATAGATAGAAAGATATCTAGAAAAGAATTAAGAAAAGGTGGCTTTAAAAACGAGAATGAATATTGGGAAAATTTTTCAGATAGAAAAGAAAAAGGAGAGCTTCCTGTTTGGGATACAATTACTAACTATCCTTTCTTAGCATCTAGAGAAGCTGGCATTCAAGTTCCGGGTTACACTAGAAATTACGTACCTCAAATGTTTAAACCAGAGATAGCTGAAATTGTATTTAATAATGTACAGAGTGTGGCTGCAAAATTAAATAAAGCTAGTAGCGTGTTTGATGCATATAGTGGAACAAAAGATTGGATGAAGAAAAATCCTGAGAGAGCTGCAGAGTTAGAAGGAATTATTAAGAAAGCAAATATGTCTCCAGAGTTAAGACAATTAATTAAAATGAATATGAAGACTGGAAACAATCCTACCTTAGAGGCTTTTATTAATGTAGGTAGGTATGCTTATAACGATTTATATAGTGTGTTCGGAAACTTGGAAAAAAGTAGAGGTAAGATACAGATACCAAAAGAAATGAGAGAAAGAAACTGGAAGAATTTATGGTATAGATATTCTTATGGTTCAGCTAAAAGAATTGCTGAAGTTGAAACATTTGGTAGAAAAGGTGAGAAGTTTCATAGAATGCTTAAGACTGTAGAGGGTAATGATAACGCTAAAGAAGCTAGCATAATGAGAGAAGTTCAGTCTCATGTTGTTGGTAGTATAAACAAAGACCCAGCTCATAACCTATCTCCTACTGGTAAGAAAATTGCAGAGAGTGTAATGGCTTGGGAAACAAGTAGTAAGATAGCATTGGGTACTGCTACTATACCTAACGTGTCTCAGTTTATGATATCATCTGCATTAGACGCTGGATATTTAAGATTTTTTAGAGGTATTATATCTCTAGCAGACCCTAAAACTAGAGAATTTATTAAAAGATCTGGGGCTACAGAGTATAGTATGCTTACAGAACTCTTAGGTACATCTGCTATGAGTAGTAGAACTGCTAAAGTCGCAGACTTTTTAGCTAAATATTCTGGATTTAAGGGAATAAACAAGATAAACCAATGGACATCTGCGGCCGCAGGTCAAATATTTATCAAAGACTTATCTAAAATAGCTACTAAATCTCCAATAAAAGCTAGGAGAGAGTGGGCTCAAGGTAAGTTATCTAGTATGGGTATAGACTATAAGAAACCTATATCAGAAAAAGTATTATTACATGGTGTTAATAGATTTGCTAAGGATATGAACCTGCAAAAAGACATATTAAAAGACCCATTAATAATGAATAACCCTAGAAGTCAATGGTTCTTTCAGTTTAAAAGATTTGGTTATAGACAATTTAAATTAGTAGATGGTATATTAAGAGATGATTTAAAATCGGGTAATGTAATGTCTGTATTGCGATTGGGAGTTGCTGGATATGCTGGTGGTACTGCAGTTGCTACTGCTAAAAAATATATGAGAGAGTTCTTAAGTGGCGAACCTTCGTTTGACCCTATGGCTGAAAAATTTCCAGAGGATTTTGAAGAGTTACTTGAGAATCTATCTGGGGTTGGTGCTCTAGGAATGCTTGGAGATATGCTATCTTCTACTGTTGAGGTAGGTGGTAGTCCAGCTGACTCTTTAAAATTTATGGCTAGTCCACCAGTATTATCTAGTGCTGAAAAGCTATTTCAGTTCTTTCAAAGAATGGAGAGCGATGCTCAAACATATGGAGCACAAGCTATAAAGAGGTTGCCATCTAGAGTATCTACCTTATTAGGAACTGTTCCGTCTGAACTTATGAAAAGGATAGAACCAGAGGGACTATCAGAAGAAAGACTACAAGGTAGAAAGTCTAGAGAGGTTAGAATTATTAATAAATATCTAGATAAAGGTGAGTACGAAAAGGCTTATGGTAGAGTAA